AAAAAGAAAGGATAGTTAACTGATATTGGAACTACTTTGTCAGTAAACATTTTTTTAGCATCAGCACCTGATTTAGATAATATACCAAAACGTGCGTCAGTAGATATTGTAGCCATGTTAACAGTTTCACCAGATGCCATAAATGAAAATCCTGAACGTCTGTTTTTTAAGTATGACATACCGTAGCATCTGCTATCAGCTACGCAAGCTGCCCAAAATATAAAAAAAATACGATTTGCTTCTCTAAAATCTGGTTTGCCAACATCAATTTTTGACCATTGTAAATACATGTAATGTGTACCAGTAATATAAGTAGGTTTACCTTTGTTAATATACCAAAAACCTTCTTCACGTCTTTTAAACTCTTCATCAATATAGTCATACCACATTTCTTTAAAGTCATCTGGATATTCTCTCCAGTCAAATACAGTCTTTATTTTTTTTAATGCTTTAGGTAATTCTTTTCGCTCCCATTTGTCACTATCAAAAACTTGAATGTTATTTTTTTTAGGTAAAGCTATTTTAAGATTTTGTATTTCATATACTTCACCTATTTCACCAGTAGTAGATATAACAACCATATCATGATCTTCGTTATATCCATGCTCCCATTTTTTATACCTATTAGTTCTTTTAAGAACTTTAGGATCAATGTGGTTTTTTAATATTTTATATAAAGTTTGCTTATACATTATTTAGACCTTCCTTCAGCAAAACCACGAAACGTAGTTTCTTTTTTAACTTCTTTAGGTTTTTCATCTAACATATTTTGTTCTTCGTTAATACGATTAAGTATTTCAAAAGCATCAAATATAGCTAACTTTTTAGTAGCTGCAGCATTTTTAAGTCTATCAGCTGATATATCTTCTGCTGTGTCTACAATAGGTTCTTTAGCAACTTTAATTAATTCTTCAACTGCTACTCGCCCAGCTAGGATTATACTCTGTTTGGTTCTTTTGATTTCCATACTTAATTACAATATCATTTGATTTCATACAATATAAACGCTCTTTATTTACTAGAAAATCATATTCTCCATAAGGTGTATAACCTACAGTGTCTCCCTCGGTTATTCCTAGCGCTTCTAAAGAACTATTACCTATTTTTAATATACCAATAAGCTTTTGCTCTTTTACAACTTCTAAGTTGTCTTTTGCTTTTAAAGGTTTTATGAAACATCTATCATTAATAGATTTCCAATTACCATTATTTTTATATAAATAAATTTGATCTAACGAGCAAAAATACATACCATCTATAAATGATGATCTGCTTTTTTTCTTAACACCTTTAATGTCATAAAAAGTTCTAAACACGTTATGGTGTATAATTATTAAATCACCTTTTTTAATATTTGTTTTGAAAGCAGTAGGAACTTCTACAACTTTAGCTATATTATTAACAAATTTAAAACTTTCAATTTTAGTATTTAAAATAATTTTTTTATCACCAATAGTTATTTCGTTGTCATATTCTTTTCCAACTGGTCTAACTATAAAGTCGTATAAACTTTTCATTAATATTCTAAATCATATTCAACAGATATAGCCATGTTAGAATTAAATTTTTTCCATGGCAATACCTCGTTGTTTTTTTTAATATGAATGTTATAAGACTTATCAGAATCATTTAGTAATATGTGAGATATTTCATGACCTCCATACACTTGTTGGCCTACAGCATAATGCATAGCATCATTTTTGTAATCTGATCCAATACTTATTTTTCTAATATTACTTGGCATCTTCTTTTTCAATGTCTGTGTAACTACCGTCTTTAAGATCAATATTTACTTGGCCATACTCTTCTTCAAGTTCTTTTTTAATTTTGTCAATTTCTTTAGAAAGTTCTAAAACTTGAGCGTGAACACCTTGTTTTTGAGACTCTAGAACACCTATAGTTCTAAGTAACTCGTTTAATTTTCCTTGTTGATCGTTTACAGTTTTTAACTGTTCTTCTGTGATCATTTTTTTTGCTTCTTCCATAATTTAATTTAATTTAATTGTTAATTGTTTTACTTATTATTTATTATTACTTATACTTTTAAATTTTTCCGCTCCTCGTGAGCCAAAATATGCTACATAAACTGTTGTAGTTAAAGTTTTTAACAAGCTTATCCACTCTTGTTCTACTGTAAATGATAAAGTTTCATGGCTATCAACCCATATAAAAGCAATAGTCATTACAGATAAAAATATCAAAGACAATGGGCGCGTATTCTTACTAAGCCACGAATCGCTTTTCATATCGCTTTGCCAACGCTTTGATATCTCTTGCATTTCAACCATATCTTGTTCTAATAGCTTCATTGCTTTTTCTTTGTCTTCTGCTGGCATTACAGGATCTTTTTGTATTAAGTTTTTTACAAGACCTAACACTCCATTATCTGGTAATACATTACCGACAGTGCCTAATATACCTGGAGCAGCTTTGCTTAAAAACTGCCCTACTTTTGTTTCGTTAAATTTTTTCTTCATGTATAGGTGTTTCTACAACATACTTAGCCCCTGGAAATATATAGTCATTCCCTGGATACATTATTTTAGTGTAACCTCTATCGTCTGTTCCTAGCACTTTAAACTCTACACCTTTCATAGTAATTTTATTACCTTGTATAATGTTTTGTTTATTGTTTACATCAGGACTATTACTTAAATAACCTTTTGTAGAAGTTTTCAATTATTTTTTTGATTATCTAATATAGCTTTTCTTTCAGCGTCAAATGCATTATACTCGTTTTTAATCTCGTTATTTTGTAGATCACCAATAGTTTCGCCTGTTGCAGGGTTTTGTTTAACTGTAACTTCAGAACTTCCTCTTGCATTGTTCTTTTTTCCTGTTCTATAACTAAAACCAGCAAAATCAAAACTATTTAATCCTCTAACTTTACTAGTTTCTTTAATTGTATTTGGTCCAATAAAATCAGGTGCAGTTAAAATATTTTGAGCCTTTTCATTCATTTCTGGATACTTTGTATTTGTAACTGTAAAGTTTTCTTTTACTATAGAGTTTTTTGGATATAAAATCTTATTAGCTACAAGGATTTTATTGTTTGTACTGCTAGAATTTAACATAGTATCATTACTTACAGCTTTTTCTCTTTGTAAATCAGTCATAGCAGAAAGTCTTGCTGCTTTTAAAGCCTCATTATCTTGAAACGATGGATTTGAAACCGTTTTTGCGTCTGATTTAGATACTCCTTGCTGCGCAACTGACATGCGAGTGTTTTTTGTTTCATTTTTAGCACCTGCTTGTGGAAGTGCTCCGTGTCTTAGTGATCCCATTTTATGTTTTTTTATAATTTTCTATTTCTTAATCTAGATGAAATTGATTGTCTACCTCCAAGAACACCTATAGATTCTCCAAATTTTTCTTTATTACAACCTCCTGGGCAAGTACTTTTTTTGAATATTCCTCTTAGTAAATCAAACGGTAATAATGCAACATTTGCAACTGCTCTACCAACAGGTCGTAAATTAGGTCCAGTAGGAAGTTTTGGTAATTTTGGTCCGTATAATTTGCCTGGAGTTTTTCCGTCATTATTTATATTTGCGGTTAAAGTACCTGTTATAGGTTTAAGTGGTGCTTTTTTAATTGTACTACTTGAAGACCCTGGCGTGCCTGCCACTGGCGGAACAACAATATCAGGTGTTCCTTCAGATCCTACATTTGAAGCACTGCTAGGTGGAGTACTTCCTCCTGGTGTTCCTGGTGTAACGCCACCACTTGGGGGTGCGGGTGGAGGTGTTGGGGATGGGTTATTCTTTTTATATTCTGTCCATCTTATGTTAGCTTCTTCTTGAGTTTCACCTTCTCCTGTTGGAGGGTAATCTACAGAAGGAGTAACTACTGGTTTTGCTGCAGGTGTCGAAGGTGTTCCTGGTATTGTATAACCTGGTGTACCTTCAGTACCTTCAACATTAGTTGTAGTTACAATATTACCATCTTTATCTACAGATTTTGTGATTTCTTGATACAAAGGAGAGGTTTGTCTTGGACCACCGCTTGAATATCGCATTTTATATCCCATAATTTAGTTTTTTAGTTTATTTTTTTTATATAAACAACGTTAAAAGTCCCATGTTTATTTTTTATAATACCATGCCCTTTGTTTTTGACTATTCCTATTGTTATTGTTTTTTTTGAGTAAAAATTGTTTGGTTTAAAATAACTACTAATAAATAATTTATTATCTATTATTTTAGCAGATAAAGTTTTTATAGGTTTATTGTTAGGTGTACTTTTTGATTTAACTATTAATGAATCATTTTTGTAATAAACATCAATAATTTCAATAGCAGATCTCCATTGTCCTACAAATTCATTTTGGCTAAAGCCAATAAAAGTAAATAGCATAAAAGCTATTATAGTAAAATTTTTCATATTATATAATTTAATTGTTTAATTATATAATCACGTATATTCTAGTTGATTTCCATCTTTGTAAGCTTCTGCTTCCCATGGTAATTTATTATTACCTTCATCCATTTCTGATCTTAAATACTTTTTACCTTTCCAAGTTACAGTATCTTTATCATAGGTTAAATCACCTCTTTTAATTTGATCTATATGTACTTTTTCATGTTTTATTACATCTTCCATTATTTTAGGATGTAAACCACTATCAACAATTATACCTTCATTTTTATTTGCCATACCCATAGTTCCTTCTTCCATATCGTGTACTTGGTACACAGGAGTAGTATCCATGTCTAATGGAAATCCTTTCATTTTAAAAGCCATAATTATTTTTTAAATGGAAATAATTTATTTAAATATTTTCTTCTTTTTTCGCAGCCACATGAGATTCCTAATATATTAGATGTTGTTATTACTAAAAATTTTATTCCAGTAAAATAAGTTATATCATCTATAACATCACCTAGACCTTCTGCTTGGTATTTCATTTAATTTAATTTAATAACAATTACCCCGTAGTATAACCACGGGGCTTTTGTTTAGTTTAGTTTAATTATATGTCGTTAACTGACGCAAATATAGCGCTTGAAAAGTATAATTGAACAGCTGTACCACCTTGAGCGGCTACAACTCCGTTTCCATCAACACCTAATTGAGCTAATGAAGCAACTCCACCTGGGTTAGCAGTTAAAGCTCTCATAACAACCTGTGAAGGCATTAATCTGCTTACTGTAATTGCAGTTGGTCTATCAGCAGCTGCAGGTATTGCTGCTCCAATAGGATTTTGAGATACATTTAAAGAAAGTGTTCTTCCTCCAATTGTTGCGTTAGCAATTGCAGCATCAGATAATCCTACAAAGCTTTTTAATGTTAATACTACTGAGTAATTTCCACCCGCAACAACGTCTGCTACGTTTTCGATGTCATCAACGTTTATTAATACGTCTCTTGAATAATCTCCTCCAGCAGCTAATGTTACGCCATTGGAAACTCTAAATTTAATAAATTTTGCCATTTTGTTTTTGTTTTTGTTTGTTATTGTTATTGTTTATGATTTATCAGTTTACTCTGTTTATTTTTTATGATGCATGTATCTACCTTTAAGCGCGCTCATTTTAGCAGCACTCATTCCGTATCCGTCTTCTTGCATTAGCGAACTATCAAATTTTGCTTCTTGAGAATTAGCTAAATTTTGATCTAATCCATCAACTGGTGAAAGGAATTGATCATCCATTTTAGCCGCTGAACCTTGATCTTTTTCTATTATAGCTGAAATGATTGCTTCATTAGGATTTGTTCCATTTTCTCCAAATGTATCCATTTGAGATTGTGACTGTTTTAATCCACTCATAGCATTTACCTGTCCTGTTAAATAAGCTTTTGAGTTTTTAAAAGCTGAGGCTCTTCCAGCTTCGTATTTACCAGCTACATCATGACCTGTTTCAAAATCATGAACTGCATTTTCCATGTAATGCTTATGTATTAATTTTCCGTTATTGCCAGTATAATTACCAGCGTGTCCTTTTTCCATAATTATTTTTTTTTAGTTTTTTTGTTTTATTTTCCTACTATAAAATCACCAACAGTTATACCAGTACCTGCAACAGCTGTAACGTAATCTACTGCTACCGGAAGTATTGATCCAGACTGTAAACCTTCAAAAGTTATTGCTTGCCCAGCTACTGGTGCTCCACCACCTGGATTAGCTGCTACTACACCTGGTAATATTACGCTTATTGAAGCGTCGGCTGGCATTGCACCACAATATATTACAGATGAATTTAGGTTAGTACCTAGCGCACCGCTTTGGTTTTCAAATTCCCAAGCTGGCCTAACATCTATACCAGCTACCATAGCTGCAGTTAAAGGCATTGCTTGACTTATTATTGAGTCTTGTGTTTTAAATGATCCCATTTGTTATTTTTTTAAATTTTTCCTATTCTACCTTGAGCCATTAATACAGCGTTAGTACCTTGATAAACTACAGGTGCTTTTAATATCTGCATACCTGTTATTCCGTTACTAGCTCCTTTACCGTGAGCTCTACCAGCTTGATCTAAAGGACCATCCCATATGTGAGATTCACCTACAACACCAACGTGTTGACCTGGTTTTAATTTTTCCATTGATGGATCGTATTTGTTACTATGCATAATTTTTGTTTTATATGTTTTTTGTTAATGGATTCATTATAGAATCTTCTAATCTTTGAGGTGATGCTACAGTTGGGTTTAAATCTGCAAACATTTCATTTGGAGCTTGATTGCCTGAAAATAAACTTGGGTTAATATTGTTATTTTGTGCTTGAGGGTCTGGTATACTAGACTCAACATCATTTATGTTAGCTCCTGAATTTAAAACCGTGCCGTTGTTTTTAAGAAAACCATAACCACCTGCTACGCCACCTCCTTCTATTGGACCTTCTCTTTTTTCTTTAGCCAACCTTATTTCTTCCATTCTTTTTTCCGCAAAAGTATCTGCTTCTCTTGCTGCTACTGCTTCTCTGAATGATCTTGAATTACCAGCCGTGCCTCCACCTAATCCTGTTTCTGCATATGCTTGACCTGGGTTTTCAAATCCCGTAATAAATGGATTACTTGGCATGATTATTGTTTTTGTCTTTATTAGCGTTATATATAGATTTAGTTAAAACTTTATCCATATATGAACTACCATTAATTATTTTATTTCTTCTTTTACTTGTTGGTATTTTTTCCTCGCCTAGCATTATCTTATATATTTTATTTATAAGTTGCTTACATTTAAAAGATACTTTGTATATATTATATTTTTGCGTAGTTCTATTTCTTTGTCTCCAAACTTTAATCCATTCATTTTTTATAAGTCTACTCCATCTTCTATTGTCCCAACTATAAGAATAAACACCTTGTTCAAAGTCTTTTTTAGTAAATAAATCTATACAATCTAAATATATAAGTAATTCTAAATCAGCCTCACGTAAGCTGTTGTTTTTACAAGCCCATTTGCGTATTATACGGTAATGTTTTAACAGGTTAAGATTTTTTAATTCTCCTGCATCTAGCTTTTTCATAAAACAACAACCACATCTTGTGTTTTAATTACGTGATATGATTTATCTTTAATTTCTATCTTGTGTCCAGCATGTTTATCATAGTATATAACATCGTCTTTTTTCAAACCTTGTACTTCATCTCCAATTTCTATTACGTTTGCTCTAACGTATCTTATATCGTCTCTATGGATCTCTGCTAAGAATAAACCACCTTTTGTTTCAGTAGTTCCTTCTTTTATTTTTTCTATTATTAAGTTTCTACCTATTGCCTTCATCTATTCTTAAATTATTGATTACACAATCGGTTGATAATATTGTTGATGCTACGGAAGCTGCATTAAGCAAAGCGCTTTTAGTTACTAGCAATGGATCTATAATACCAGAATCCACCATATTTACCATATTTCCTGTAACTACATCTAAACCTTTACCAGTATTTTCTTTTAATACTTTTTTATGTTTTGATGTTAAAACTATACTAGCGTTTTTTAATAATACTAAAAACGGTGCTTTTATTGCCTCAAATAATATTTTTTCAGAATTACATTCAGATTTTAAAACATGAGAAGCATTTAATAAAGCTATACCGCCACCTGGCACTATACCTTCTTTTATTGCAGCTTTTGTAGCACAAATAGCATCTTCAACTCTATCACTTTTTTCTTTTAGTTCAATGTCAGAATTAGCACCTATTTTTACTATAGCAACTTTAGCGCTAAGTCTAGCTAATCTTTTTTCTAAACCAATTTGAATATGTATTTTGTTTTTCTTTTTAAGATCTTTTTTTATAACTTTTATTATATCTTCCACTTCATCAGAAGCTTCGTTTACTTGAATAATAGTTTGATCTTGAGTCGATGTACATTTAACACATTTACCTAAGTAATCTATTTTTATAGTACTTAAGTCATCTCCTAAGTCTTCGTTTATTACAGTAGCTCCAGTAAGCAAAGATAAATCATTAAATATTTCTTTTCTTCTTAAACCGTAAGCTGGCGGGTCAATAACGTTTATTTTTATATGACCTTTTTTCTTGTTCATTACAAGAGCAGATAAAACTCCTCCATCAACTTCTCCAATTACTAATAATGCTTTGTTGTTTTTAATAACATGTTCTAGTACTGGTTGTATTTGTCTTATAGAATCTATTTTAGAATCCATAAGTAAAACTAACGGATTATCTAATTCACTAATAGATTTTTCTTTATCTGTTATAAATTCTGCATGACAAAAGCCTTTTACATACTCTACTCCCTCAACTACTTCTACCATTGTGTCTCCACCTTCTGAAGGTTCCATAGTAACTATTCCAGTTTCTCCTACAGCTCTAAAAGCATCCGCGATTAACTTGCCTAGTTCTTTGTCATTATTTGTAGATATTGTTGCTATATCATCAATCATGTTTCCTTTTACAGGAATACTAATTAACTTTAAATAATCAACTACTTTTTCTACAGCATTGTTAATACCTTTGTTAATATCTCTAATGCTTTGTTTTTCTTTTGATTCGTTAGCTACTTTC